AGACAGAGACCTAGCATTAGCTTGGTTTATGATGCAATACGATAAGCGTCCTAGGGTTACTATTAAATTTACTAAGGAGAATGAAAATGACTGAAGAACTAAAGGCACATGTAAATGCTTATATGGATGGACTAGAGGTTGAGTATCGTTTTAATACGCATTGGTATAGCGTTGAGTCTTTTTCAGACTTTGATGATACTAATGCTGATTACCGTATCAAACCTAAAGCAGAAGACAAATGGCAACGAGCTATTGATGAACAACCTTGGAAGCAATTAATAAAACACGTAGAACGCTTAGATGACACAGTTACTAGGTTGACATTAGAGGTAGCTAAGTTAAAAGAAGAACCTCCTCTAAATTTCTGGCAGAAGAAAGGCAGGATTGAAGCACTATTGGAAAAGATGCGACTGCACGACAAGGTGTGTTCAAGTTTTAACCAGATTAATAAGGAGAAATAAGATGAGACAACATAAACATGCAGAACTAATACACAAATGGGCAGAGGGTTATCCAATACAGAAACTAGTAGTCCTATGTTGCGACACAAGTGTTAGACATTGGGAAGATATAGTACCCCCTACAGCACCCGGTTGGTTTGAAGACCAAGAGTACCGTGTTAAACCAGAGAAACCTAGCAATGGGTAACCTAAACGAAGACAGAATGAACATGACCGAGCACACTACGGCCTAAAAGAATATTAGGAGACTAAATGAGAATATGTACATTAGACCTAGAGACGTTTTGGGACGTAGGTCATTCCCTAACCAAGATGTCACCTATTGCGTATTGTATGCACCCCGACACAGAGATAATCAGTTGTGCGTTTAAGTTCGACGACGGGGATACTGAAGTTGTATTCGGTGAACAGAATGTTAAGGACTACTGCAATAAAGTAGATTGGTCTGACTGTTGGGTAGTAGGGCATAACCTATCCGGGTTCGACTCTATGATTTTAGCGTGGAGGCTGAACATCAAACCAAAACTATGGGGTTGTACGCTAGCAATGGCACGACCTATCCATGCGAAAGACGTAGGACTATCGTTAGCTAAACTAGTAACTCATTATAGGCTTGGGTACAAAGACAACTCCGCCCTGCTACAAACGAAAGGCAGACACTTATGTGACTTTACTGAGCAAGAGATTGTAGGTATGCGTAGATACAACAAGGAAGACGTGGACCAGTGCTACGGACTGCTGTTACGACTCATACCCCAGACCAAGCGCGACGAGGTGAAGCTTATAGACATGACAATTAGAGCACTCGTTGAGCCAACGTTCGACTGTGATGTGGACCTACTGAACAACACGTTAGTGGAAGAAGTTGAGAGAAAGCGTATGGCACTCCTAGAAGCCGCCAAACAGATGGACGTGTTTGAATTAGGCATGGACGACGACGAAGCGGTCGAAGCGGTACTAAAACTACTTTCATCGGCACCGAAGTTCGGTAAGTTCCTAGAGACATTAGGAATAGAAGTCCCTATGAAAACATCGGAGCGAACGGGTAAAGAGATACCGGCACTAGCTAAGACCGACGAAGACTTCATAGCTTTACAAGAACACCCTAACCCTTTGGTAGCTGTGGCCGCTAACGCAAGACTAGACGCCAAGAGTACAATACTACGTACACGAGTTCAAGCGTTCCTAGTCGCCGCCGGGGCACACCCACAGAACAAAGTACCTATCCCTTTGAAATACTATGGGGCAGATACAACGGGTAGATGGTCGGGGTGGGGATACAATCCACAAAACCTCCCACGTATTAACCCCTATGACCCTAAGTTATCCGATGCTTTACGAAACTCTCTTATAGCACCGCCAGGGTACAAGGTAGTTGTTGCTGACCTATCGGGTATTGAGTTGAGGGTTAACCACTTCTTGTGGAAGGTACCTTCAAGCATGGAGTTGTTCCAAGCTGACCCTGAGAACGCTGACCTCTACAAAGAGTTCGCCGCTACCTTATATAGTGTAGACGAGGGCGCTGTGACGAAACAACAGAGACAAGTAGGTAAAGTCGCCCACCTCGGGCTAGGTTTTGGAGCCGGACACATTACGTTCCAAAAGGTAGCGAAGCTTATGGGTGGAGTAAACATCGACCTACTAGAGTCTAAAGACATTGTAGATACGTGGCGAAGGGCTTACCCAGATATAACCCAAGCGTGGCGAAGATGTCACAACGTGCTACCTACTATTATGAGAGGGGCGCAAGGGGGTGCAGTAGACCCTTGGGGTATGGTGTATCCAACGCCGGAAGGACTTCAAACTCCGAAAGGTGTAATTCGTTACCCTAATCTGCGCACCGAAGTCAACGAGGAAACGGGACGAAGTGAGTTTATCTACGGAGAGGGACGTAACAAGGCTAGGATTTATGCCGGTAAGATTGTTGAGAACATTGTTCAACACCTCGCTAGGAATGTAATCGCTGATAACGCCTTGGATGTGCAGTCCGAGTTAGGACTCATACCCGCCTTGATGGTGCACGACGAACTAGTTTACGTTGTACCCGAAGATGAAGCACAAGATACACTCGATTCAGTACAACGCATAATGAGAACGCCTCCAACATGGTGGCCGGAACTACTTACGTGGAGCGAAGGAGACATAGCTGACACGTACGGCGCTGCAAAATAAACACTATTTGTTCCACAGTACCTGTAGTGTAGGGTACACTCTTTTAGAGGCTCGGGGGAGTAACCAATTAGAACATTGAGGAAAGAAATGGATTATTTAGAAAAATGTGAAGAAATGGCGGAAGATTATGCAGACCGCGTAGCAGTACAAGGCGTTGACTATGATGACGCGTTTGACTACTACCTTAACAAGTGCATAAAAGAACATAAGGATGAGGAACCGGATGAAATCGACTTTAACTAAACCGTGGAGTTACTCAGCGCTAACAGCGTTCGAGACGTGCCCACGTAGATACCAACTGACACGAGTAACTAAAGAGGCTCACGAGAAACAACACGAAGCATCGCTTTGGGGTAACAAAGTACACAAGCACCTCGAGGACTACGCCAACAAGAAAGCAAGACTACCGGCGGACTTACAAAAGTACGCTAAATACGTGGACAAGATATTCACGTACGAAGGCAAGCGTATCGTTGAGCAACGTATGGCTATCAACAACAACTTCAAGCCTACCAAGTGGATGGCGAAGGACGTATGGTGTAGAGGTATCGTTGACATCGGTGTCGTTGGTTCCAAGACAGCATACTTATTAGATTGGAAAACGGGCAAACATAAACCCGACTCCGACCAACTGAAGCTGTTCGCCGCACTAGCGTTCATATATTACCCTTGGGTGGAGAAGATAGTGTGCGGCTTCATTTGGCTTAAGGTAGGTAAGTTCGATAAGGAGACCTACACGCGTGAGGACATCACAGAGATATGGGCAGAGTTCTTGCCTAGAACTGAGCGCTTAGGTATTGCATTTGACACCGATAAGTGGCAAGCCAAACCGTCAGGACTGTGTCGCAATTGGTGCCCGGTCGGTAGTAAGCTATGTGAATTTTGTGGAGTATAGATTATGGGTATGACACCTGAAGGTAAAGTTAAAAAGAAAGTCAAAGAGTATTTAGTATCAATAGGTGCGTGGTACTACATGCCGGTTTCAAACGGCATGGGACGTTCGGGATGTCCCGACATCTTAGTATGTTACAAAGGTCGATTCATGGCTTTTGAAACTAAGGCACCGGGGAAGTTAAAGAACACGACTCCGAACCAAGACAGAGAGATTGCAGGTATCAATGCAGCCGAAGGTCTTGCTATCGTAGTTGACGACGTTGAACAAGTTAAGGAGGTAATAGATGCCAAAAACATCAGCTAAGTCGCTTAAAACCAAGGCGGCATACAACAAGAAACCAAGTGTACAAGCAAAACGAGTGTTGCAGAACAAAGCACGACGACACGCACTAGCTAAAGGTACAGTTAAAAAGGGAGACGGTAAAGACGTTGACCATAAGAAACCTTTAGCTAAGGGCGGTAGTGGTAACGACTCAAACACACGGGTGGTTAGTCAGAAGAAAAACAGAGGTTGGAGAAAAGACAAACCTGAAATGTATAAAAAAAGGAGTAAGTAAATGCAAGCAAATGATAGGCAAGTCAGCGGTACTCACTACCAGACTGATATCCAGCCTTGGGACTTTATAGTCGCAAACAAACTCGGTTACTTGGAGGGCAACATCATTAAGTATGTGTGTCGCTACAAAGAAAAGAACGGTATTGTAGACCTACATAAGGCACAGCACTATTTGTATAAGTTAATCGAGGGGTTGGAAAATGTTAGTATTGAAGAAAAAGAGGGCGCTAGTACTTAAGGTTAAAGATACCTCTAAGATATTAAGCGTCATATCGTCAGCTAAGACGATAACTGTAAAAGGGGAAACACTAGTAGCAGTGCCCCATAATATAGAAGAAACTAAAGTGCTACGAAACTTAGGTTTCGATGCGCCTGCACCGATAAGACACCACTATGATTGGCCGGGTAGGTTCAAGCCGTTTATGGCTCAACGGGAAGCGGCTGCTTTCTTATCTATGTATAAGCGAGCGTTCAACTTAAGTGAGTTAGGTACGGGTAAGTCACTAGCGTCGCTATGGGCGTACGACTATCTTAGAAGTGTAGGTGTACTAAACAAGGTACTAATAGTAGCCCCGCTTTCCACGTTGGAAAGGACATGGGCCGACGAGATATTCAACCACTTCACGCACTTAACGTGTGTGGTGGTTCACGGCACTAGAGCTAAGAGATTGAAACTGTTAGCGCAAGACGTAGATGTATATATTATTAACCATGATGGTGTTGCTATCGTAGAAGAAAGTCTACGCGCCAGACAAGACATAAATCTGGTCATCGTCGACGAGATTGCTCAGTGTGCTAGAAATGCGGCGACCGATAAGTGGAAGACAATAAACGCAGTAGTGAACAAGCACAAGGACAAAAGGTGGTGTTGGGGTATGACTGGAACGCCGACTCCTAACGCCCCAACTGACGCATGGGCGCAGTGCAAGCTTTTGGTTCCCGATAAGGTTCCGCTGTATTTCAACAGATTTAAGATGCAAGTCATGCGTCAGATAACTCAGTTTATATGGCAACCTAAACCCGACGCGCTAGATACGGTTAAAGAGGTTATGCAACCGTCAGTTAGATTCACTAGGGACGAGTGTGTAGACCTACCCCCTCTAATGTACGAGACCCGACAAGTGGCGTTAACCAAGGAACAGAATAAGGCCTACAATGAGATGCTTAATAGGTTACAGACCCAAGCAGACACGGGGGCTATTACTGCGGTTAACGAAGCGGTTAAGATGGCTAAGTTAATTCAAATAGCATGTGGTGTTGTGTATGCCGACGACGGTAGTGAAGTAACTATACCATCGAACCCAAGGATACAAGAAACAAAAGATATTATCAGCGCTGCTGAAGGTAAAGTAATTGTGTTCGTACCTTATGTATCGTCAGTCAAGATGGTGTCTAGGGAACTAGCTAAGCACTTCACAGTAGAAACTATTTACGGCGGAGTTAGTAAGAATGAGCGCGACCGTATATTTGGGGAGTTCCAAAAGGGTAAAGACTTAAAAGTTATTGTGGCACAACCTGCAGCGATGTCTCACGGACTTACCCTAACAGCGGCTAGTACTATCGTTTGGTACTCATGCGTAACATCGAACGAAACCTTCGAGCAAGCTAATGGTCGTATCAACAGACCGGGGCAGAAAATGAACAACTTTATTATCATGTTGGAAGGCACAAAAGTAGAACAACGTATGTACAAAAGGCTTAAGAACAAGCAGAAAATGCAAGGTGCTCTACTGGAAGAAATAAAAGCGCATAGAGGTAAACATATTGCTTGACACGCTAAAAGGTTTAGTGTATTCTTGTACTCTCTTGAACACATACGGAAGGACTTGAATACACATGAACTTACTTAGACCGGAAGAAGTTTCGGAAAAATTAGGAATTACGAAGGGCGCTTTACCGGCTCTACGTAGGCGTGAAGTTAGTTTCCCACAACCTATAAGAGTCTCGCAAAAGGTTCTTCGTTGGGACGAGGCTGACATTAACAATTGGTTAGCAGATAAAAAGGAGAGTAGTAATGGCAAAAGCGAGTGAAATGGATGATGGTTCTTTATTGAAACTATTCATCGCACTGCGCGACCGTAGAGCCCGAAGAAAAGCGGACTACAATGCGGACGATGCAGGAGACAAAGATAAACAGAACAACATTGAAGTAGAGTTCCTAAAACGTTTTAACGAACGGGGTATAGACAACGTGTCCTCCAAGGACTCAGGTACGGCGTATCGCTCCACAAGAGTATCGGCATCAGTTGCTGACTGGGACGCTTTGCTTGAACACATCAAAGCGGATAACGCATGGGAGATGTTGGAACGTAGGGTTAACAAGACGGCTGTACTTCAATACAAAGAAGAAAACGAAGACTTACCACCCGGTGTGAACTGGAACGAAACCCAAGTGGTTAACTTTAGGCGTAAGTAATATGAGCGACATGATTGAATTAGACGCAGGCTTACCTGCACACCTAAAAGACACTTTCAGTGGTACTAACCCGTTCGCAGCGGCAGGTAGCACGGAAGGGTTCAAACAACTTACAATTAAATCACCATCGTTCTACGTGAGTAGTAACGGAATGAGAGAAGAAATAGGAGTGGACACGTTAGACATAGTGATACTAGCGTCGAACCCTAACAAATCCAAGGTGTACTACGCTGACGGCTTTGAAGACAGCGGGTTCGTTAAGCCGACTTGTTACTCTAACAACGGGGCTACACCTTCGGAAAATGCGGATGCACCTCAATCTAAGAAGTGTGCCATCTGTCCTCACAACCAGTGGGGCTCACGCATAACCGACAAGGGTGGTAGAGGTAAACTATGCTCAGACTCTATGCGACTGTGCGTTACCCCTTTCGATAACGTAGGTGAGCCGATGCTACTTAAGGTAACGTCGTACGCACTGAAGACCCTAGGGCAATACGGTGCGCAGTTATCCAAGCGTGGTGTTGACCCTAAGTACGTAGTAACTCAGCTAGGATTTAATTCCCAAGGTGACTACCCATCGCTAACGTTCAAGGCTACTAGGTTCGTAGAAGAAGACGAGTTGAAACTTATAGACGGATTAGTCAAGACCGAGAAAGATGCCATCAACCGGATTACCGGTGTGGTTGACGCTCCTATTGACAATGTAGGGGGTTTTGCGATAACCCCTAAGAAAGAAGAAAAGGCTGAAGAAGCGCCGGTGAAGGTTGAGCCTAAGCCGGAAGTAAAAAAGAAAGCGCCGGAACCTAAGGTTGCTAGTGTAGAAGACTTCGACGACATAGAAGAAGCACTAGATAACTTAGATTTTGACGATTAACATTCAAGTAAAAAAGGAGAAACACCATGGCTGAAATAGCTAATTATTCGTTTAACAACGTAAAAGTAATGTGGACTAAACTGCAAGCAGACAAACCTGAAGCACCATACCAAGGGGAAGGTGTTAGTAACTGGACTGTCCAAGCAGTACTAGACGACGCACAAGCGGAAAAGTATAAGGAGACGGGTTTGTTTCCTAAGTTCAAGCGCAACCAAGAACACGACTTAGTGTTGGAAGATGGTTTACGCCAAGTGAAACTTAAAAAGTCAGCGACGTTCGGTGTGGGTGGTAAACCAAAGCGCCCTGTAGTAGTTGTGGACGAGTACGGTAATAAGGTTACTGACCTTATCGGTAACGGTTCTGTATGTAACATCCAGTGTTCAGCGCATGTTTGGACCCGTGATGGTAAGACTAACACTTCGTTAGAGCTACAAGCGGTGCAAGTTATGGAGCTAGTAGAATATGTTGAAGGTGAAGGCGGCGACGACTTCGAACCAACTTTTGATTTCAAGAAACAGAAGAAGGTTGACCTCAAAGACGTTAAGGTTCCCGTAGAGACGGACAACATTGACGACGCACTAGACGGTTTAGACTTCGACGATTAGTATCGTCAACTTAGGAGCCGGGGTTCGCCCCGGTTTTTTATGCTCTATAAAAAGTCCACCGTGGACTTTTTAAAATAACTAGGTGGAACATGGGGATTCAACAATTTTTAGAATTAGTACTACCGGACAGCGGGGCGAAGATAATAGCCTTAGCTACACCAACAGGCAAAGGTGGCGTTTGGTTTAAGTACAAGAAGTACGATAGCGCTAAGGACGCGGCGCTAGCAGCTGAGTTCTTCGACGACCAAGGTGAGACAGTTTACTTCGCAGTGAACTCTTTTGGTGATTGGTACGACGATGAACGAAAAAAGAAGAAGCGCATACGAACCCAAGAAAACGTGGTGGCGTGCCGTTCGTTGTTCGACGACTTCGACGTTGGTGGCGACGGTAAGAAAAAGTACGCTACTAGGGAAGAAGCGCTAGCAG